ATGGAAGCATCTGCTAAAGCAGCAGCTAATCCATTGAATAACGAACTTGAAGCTGAGAATGATGCACCTCTGGGAGATAACGAAGATTATTTCAAGTATATTTCAGAGAGATTCAAAAAACAGACAACAATGCAGAGGGGATTCAACGTAAAAAATTAGGTATAACAGGAGGTAACAATTATGCCACAAGGAGCAATTAGTTACTTAAATGAATCCGATAGACTTGCCAAAATTAAAATGGACAGTGACATCAGATTCCAAGCAGGTAACATGATGCAATTTAGAAACCTTGCAAAGCCAATAAAAGCATTTGGTAGAAACAAGGGTTCAGTAGTTGAAATTGAAAAGTATCAGAAACTAACTACTGCTACTAGCACAATTTCAGAATTACAATCTTTGCCTATGCAAAAACCTAACGTAGGTTTTGTACAGGCTACAGTTAATGAATATGGTAATGGTGTATCTTACACTAAAAAATCACAAACATTAGCAGAGTATTCAGTTGATGAAACTCTTAAAAAGATATTAGCTATGAACGTAGCTGAATCTATGGACAAGGTAGCAGGGACAGAGTTCCAGAATGCAGATGTATTCTATACTCCAACTTCTGCAACAGCCGGTACATTAGATAAAGATGGTACTGTAAGTACTAACGCTGGAGCTTCAATCGGAGCAGCACATATCAGAGACATTATCAGAAACTTAAAAACTGATAACGTACCAAAATGGGATGGTAACAGTTATTTAGCTGTACTATCAGCATTTGCTATGGCTAAACTTTTTGAAGATACTCAAACAGGTGGTATCATAGATTTACATAAATATGACAGACCTGAAAACTTAATCAATGGTGAAATAGGTTCATACTTTGGTATGAGATTTGTTGAAGAAAACAACGTACTATCTAACACTATTGGTGGTTCAGCACATAACGGTGAAGGTATCGTTTTAGGATTCGAACCTGTAGTTGAGGCTTTAGTAGAGCCTGAAGCTACTATGGTAGAATCTTGGGACTTTGATAGATTCACTGGTATCGCATGGAACGCACTAACAGGGTTCAAAAAAGTTTGGACTAATTCAACTGATAGTGAGTACCATATGGTAAGAATTCACGATAACCAATAAGGAGGTAATTAACAATGGCGTTTAACAGTAAACTTCAATTTGCTATAATTCCAGTATCAGCTGACCTTGACGGTTCAGTTGCTGATGATTTTACCTTCAAGGTAAATCACCCTATAGTAGTTCATAGGTTTGAATTTATAGTACAAACAGCCGTAGTTGCAACATCTACTGCACCAGTAGTCTCTTTAGACTATACTGATACAGTAAACTCAACAGCTAGAGCTGAAAAAGTTACACTAACAGTTCCAAATACTACAGCAGCTGGTGTTACAATAGAAGCGGATTTAACTCCGTTCACTGTTGCTGACACTGACATCCTACACTTTGAAAGAAAAACTCAAGGTGCTGGAGGTACTACAGCTGGTGATGGGTATTACATAATTTATTATGAAATAATCCCAGACAGTAATGGAGTTGCCTAACCAATATGTGGTATAGAGTGCATTTGAATAGAATCCACTTTAACCCTTTGGATTTAGAGGGTAAGACTGTAAGGGTCTTATCCTCTGGTCCTATCTTTAACGTTGAAACAGAGACAGACGTTGAAGTTGAATTACTATATATGTTAGCTGAGGATAAGTCTGAGCTAATGCAGTTTATCAATAGATGGACTGAGAAAGATAATAGCTGGTATCAACTAGTTATTACAAAATTATCTGATATGTCTAGAGCAGGATTAACAGGAAAGTTAAAAGTATTTAGTTACAAAGGATATGCACTCTTTAGACGTATAAAAGACCACTTACAGTTTGAGACTAAGTATATGAATATAGGACAATTAAGTGCATATAATCTACAATCAAGAGATGTAAAAGAAGAAGTAAGAACTAAAGCTTGGAATACCATACCGGATGGTGAGAAGGTAGGACAAGATTGGGTACAGAAAAATGGTGGTAAATAATGAGAACTGAACTAAATTATGACAGAAGTAACATAGTAACTAAAGTAAAAAGTTTAGTTGGTAGAAACTTTACGGGTATAGATACAGTAATAAAAGATTTAATCAATGTTGCCAATGAATTATTTGGTAATACTGTGCAATCAGTTTATGATGAATTTGTATATACGCATACAATAACTAGTGGTGAAGTTAGTGCTAAAACAGATGAATATAACTTACCTAATAGAACTAAAGTAATACTAGATGCTTACTATATAGATGTATCTGGTAGTGATGATGTGTATTATCCAATAGATATACGTAGCCCTATAGATTTTAATGAGTCTGGTAGTTACGGCAAAGTTCAGAGAGCTGGTAGACCTAGCTTTGATTATTCTTCAGATACTATAAAGTTTGGAGCAAGTTACAATGGTGGAGGAGCTACTCGTGCTGATTATACTGGGATACCTCAGTTAGGTTACAGAGTTAATAATGCATTTCATGTATATCCTAGACCAGGAAGTAGTGAGCAAGATAATAAAATAAGACTAATGTTGGGCATGTTCCCAGCAGATTTACAATCAGATTCTGATAAAAATAGTATAACAAAAAGCTATCCTCAAGCATTAATAACATATACAGCAGCATTATTTTGGGGACTACACATGAATGATGTAACAAGAGCACAACAGTTTTTAACAACAGCACAGCTGTTGTTAGCTAGTTTTGCTAAACAAGATGAAATAAACAAGTTGGTTAATATAACCATGAAATTACCGTAGGAGGAACAATGGCAAACGCAATATACCCAAAAGCAAAAGAGGCTTTTTTAAATGGAGAGATAGACCTTACTGATAATACTATCAAAGTAGCTCTTGTAGATACAGGTACATATACCTATAGTACAGCACATGATTTCTACAATGATGTATCTGGAGTATTAGGTACACCTGTAGCACTATCAAGTAAAAGTGTAACATCAGGAGTATTTGACGCAGCAGACTGTACATTTACTACACCAACAGCAGGCACATCTATTGAAGCTTTAATTATTTATAAAGATACTGGTAACACAGCAACAAGTAACTTAATAGCTTATATAGATACAGGAACGGGATTACCGTTTACTTCAAATGGAGCAGATATAGATATTGTTTGGGACTCTGGTTCTAACAAAATCTTTGCAATATAATGAGAAAAGTACATAAAAGTAAAACAGGTGGACTAACAGCAGCAGGTAGAGCACACTTTAAAAGAAAAGAAGGAGCTAACCTAAAACCTCCAGTAGGTAAAGGAACTAACCCTAGAAGAGTTAGCTTTGCAGCTAGGTTTGCAGGAATGAAAGGACCTATGAAAGATAGTAAAGGTAGACCTACACGTAAAGCATTAGCTCTTAAGAAATGGGGATTTGGCAGTGTTGCAGCTGCACGTAATTTTGCAAATAAACATAAGAAGAGGTAACAATGGCAATAGCAGGAAATAAAGCAACAACGGCAAGAATAGATGCTGACGCTGTAACAGGAGCCAAGATAGCGGATGACGCTATTAACTCAGAGCATTATACTGATGGTAGTATAGACAATGCTCATATAGCAGATGACCAGATAAATTCAGAACATTATGCAGATGGAAGTATAGATACAGCTCACATAGCTGATGACCAAGTAACCTATGCTAAAATGCAACATACAAGTACAGCTAATAGGGTATTGGGTGCAGCTAGTGCAGGAGCTATAGGTGAAGTACAAGTAGCTACAGCTATGATAGCAGCAGATGCAGTTAATGGAGATAAACTAGCAGATGATGCATGTAATAGTGAGCACTATACGGATGGTTCTATTGACACAGCTCACATTGCTGATTCACAAGTAACAGCTGATAAGTTAGCATCCAATGCTGTAACTAATGCTAAGATGGCAGATAATGCAGTAGACTCAGCAGAAATTGCCAGTGGAGCTATTGATACTGCACATATTGCAGATAACCAAGTTACAGTAGCCAAATTAGTTGATTTAGCTAGAGGTAGTATTGTTATAGGTAATGCTTCCGCAGCTTCAGCAGAGTTAACTAAAGGTAGTGCTAATACAGTATTAACTTCTGACGGAACAGATATTTCATGGGCAGCTGCTGCAGGAACTGTAGTTTTCTTAGTAGAAAATAGTGTAGCAGGTGGAGTTCATCTTAGTACAGCATTTAGTTCAACATACATTACAAGTACATACGAAAGATATTTAATAACATTTCAAGATTTAGATTTTAACAATGA